TCGAGATATGCTATACAATGAAAGGTTACGACTCGTTGAAGAAGATGTAGCGCCCGTGGGTATTCTGGGCAATTTGTAAAAGAATAAAGAAGATGAAGGACGCGAGGTCGATGCAGATGGAAATGTATGGGAAACCGTAGGATATTCTTCGAAAAACGGCTATTTATAAATAAGACACGCGAATATCCGTATTATGTTTCACATCAAACCCTAACTTTGAGATCCAAATCAAATGGCATTCCAAGTATCACCCGGAGTTCAGGTCAACGAAATTGACCTAACAAATGTCGTACCGGCCACATCCACATCTATTGGTGGATACGCTGGTGCTTTCAACTGGGGTCCTGCTGGAGAAATCGTCACTGTGTCTTCCGAAAAGGAACTGGCAACAGTGTTCGGTGCTCCTACCGCTGCGACCGCTCGTTCATTCCTCACTGCGGCTTCATTTTTGAAGTATGCTGCCAACCTCAAGGTTGTTCGCGCATTTTCTTCTACCGCACTAAACGCTACCACCGGTTCCGGTGGTAATTCTGGTCTCCTTATTCCAAATAAGGATGTCTACGAGAATTCGTATGCTGACGGTCAAGGCGACCGCGGTATCTGGGGCGCAAAGTATCTTGGATCAATTGGAAATTCTCTCAAGGTTTCGGTTTGCTCTGCAAACGCCACAGCATTTAACGGTTGGGTAGATTCAGTTACTGGAGCTAGTTATAAAGGCCTATTCTCCTCTGTCCCAGGAACATCAACAGATGCCGCCAAGTACGGCTCAACAAACGACGAGCTGCACATTGTAGTCATCGATGAAGATGGCGCAATTTCAGGAACACCTGGAACTGTTCTTGAGAAGTTCGAATTCGTTTCTCAAGCATCTGGCGCAACTAAGCCTGACGGCACATCGAATTACTACAAGGATGTTATTAACAACAATTCTGGTTACATCTGGTGGCTCGATCATTCTGGCACATTTACTAATGCAGGAACTGCTATCACAACAACAACTGCTTTCGGTACAAGCGCCTCTGCGCTGGAAACTTCGCTGATTGGTGGAACAGATGTTACGCCAACTGCCGGCGATGTTTCGACTGCTCTGGATGTTCTGAAGGATGTCGAGACCGTTGATGTCAATCTGGTATTCACCGCCGGTGATGCTGCTGGCACTGCTACAGTTGCAAATGCTCTCGTAGCCTTCGGTGATTTCCGCAAAGATTGCGTAGTGTTTGTTTCTGCTCCGATCGAGTCTTCTGTTGGTCAGGCATCTCCTGCAGCTTCAGTTGTAACATGGACGAACACGCTGTCAGCTCGTAATTCCTACACTGTCATTGATAGCGGTGCAGTAAAGGTATACGACAAGTACAATGATACCAACATCTGGATCACTGCTGCTGGTCACCTTGCTGGTCTATGCGCTCGTACCGACAATGTTGCTGACGCATGGTTCTCACCTGCTGGCTTCACACGCGGCCAGATTTTAGGAATCACAAAGCTCGCTTACAATCCAAAGCAAGCCGATCGTGACACCCTCTACAAGGCCGGTATCAATCCTATCGTAAGCTTCCCTGGCCAAGGCACTTGCCTCTACGGAGACAAGACAGCTCTTCTCAAGCCATCAGCCTTCGACAGAATCAATGTTCGCCGTCTCTTCAACGTTCTTGAGAAATCAATCTCAACTGCTGCGAAGTATCAGCTGTTCGAGCTGAATGATGAATTCACTCGCGCAATGTTCCGCAATATGGTTGAGCCATTCCTGCGCGATGTTCAGGGCCGTCGTGGTATCACCGACTTCAAGGTCGTCTGCGATGAAACCAACAACACCGGCGATGTCATCGACCGCAACGAATTCCGTGCTGATATCTACATCAAGCCAGCACGTTCTATCAACTACATCACTCTGAACTTTATCGCCACACGTACTGGCGTTCAGTTCTCTGAGCTGGTTGGAAACTAATATCAACCATCAACTAAAGGAGAACACTTACAATGGCTAATCTAGGAATCACAGATTTCAAGGCAAAGCTCGTCGGTGGCGGAGCACGCAATAACCTGTTCAAGGTTACTGCTAACTTCCCTGCCTATGCTGCCGGAAACACTGAGCTGGCATCCTTCCTCATCAAGGCTGCTGCTCTTCCAGCATCAATCATCGCTCCAATCACGGTCCCATTCCGTGGTCGTCAGATTCAGATCGCTGGAGATCGTATCTTCGAACCATGGGGCGTTACCGTCATCAATGACACGAATTTTGCTCTGCGCAATTCGTTCGAGCGTTGGATGAACGGAATTAATGCTCACTCAGCAAATACTGGTCTGACAAATCCTACTCAGTATATGGCCGACCTCGCAGTCGAACAGCTGAACAAGGACGGATCAGTACTCAAGAAGTACGACCTTCGTGGATGCTGGGTCTCAAACGTCTCTGCAATCGATCTCAGCTATGATGCCGAGAATACGATTGAAGAGTTCGGTGTTGAGTTCCAGGTTACTTACTGGGAATCAAATACGACTAACTAATGCGTTAGTTTGACAATAAATACTGGCGTGGGAGCACTTATAACTCCCACGCCTTTATTCGTTAAGAACTAGCAACTATATCCGTCATGGCACTAAAATTCTTTGGATTTACTTTCGGTAGGGAGGACGACTCTGATGATCGCGAGCAGATCAAGAGAAAGAACCTCGAGAAGCAGGCAGTCTCATTTGTGCCGCCTACGTCTGATGACGGATCGACAGCAATTGCTGCTGGCGGATATTATGGCCAATATCTAGATCTCGAGGGAGATGCAGCCAAGACAGACGTTGACCTGATTCGTAAGTATCGTATTGCTGCAGAGCAGCCTGAGTGCGATATGGCGATTGAGAATATCACCAACGAGTCAATCATTCATGAGTATAATGAAAATCCAGTTGATTTAAATTTGGATGATCTTGAGCAGCCAAGCTCAATCAAAAAGGCAATCAAGGAAGAATTTACTCAGGTTCTTCGCTTACTGAATTTTAACCTGAACGGACAGGATATTTTCCGTAGATGGTACGTTGATGGTCGTTTGTACTATCACATCATCGTGGACGAAGAGAATCCGCGCAATGGTATCCAGGAAATCCGCGGAGTAGACGCGCTACGTATTCGCAAGGTTCGCGAGATCAAGGAAGAAACTGATCCTGTCAGTGGCGCCCGTGTGGTCCGTACACTGGATGAGTATTACCTTTATCAAGATGGTGGTCTGCAGAAGTCAGATGTTGGCCTGAAGATCAACAAGGACGCAATCTGCTATATCACATCCGGAATCCTTGACGCTTCTCGTAAGCGTGTTCTTTCGCCTCTGCACAAGGCACTAAAGCCAGTCAATCAGCTCCGCATGATGGAGGATGCTCTTGTCATCTATCGCCTCTCGCGTGCACCTGAGCGTCGTATCTTTTACATCGATGTCGGTAATCTGCCAAAGGGCAAGGCTGAAGAATATATGCGGACGATTATGAATCAGTACCGCAACAAGCTTGTCTATGATGCTCAGACTGGCGAGATTCGTGATGATCGCAAGCATATGAGCATGCTTGAAGACTTCTGGCTGCCGCGTCGTGAGGGTGGCCGTGGCACAGAGATTACTACACTTCCGGGCGGTGATAATCTATCGCAGATCGAGGACATTCTCTTCTTTCAGAAGAAGCTATATCGTTCACTCAATGTTCCGATCTCTCGTCTGGAGCCTGACAACGGATTCAATCTAGGTAAGTCCTCAGAGATCACTCGTGATGAGGTCAACTTCCAGAAGTTCATCGATAAGCTTCGCAAGAAGTTCTCAGCATTATTTTTAGAACTGCTGCGTACACAGTTGCTTCTTAAGAATGTCATTACCGAGGAAGATTGGGATGAACTTAAGGAGCATATTCGTGTAGACTTCCGCAAAGATAACTTCTTCTCAGAAATGAAGGACGCAGAAGTCTTGTCAGATCGCATCAATCAGTTAAATGCTATTTCGCCCTATATTGGTAAGTACTTCTCAGAGAACTGGGTACGTCGTAATGTTCTGCGCCAGACAGAGGAAGATATCGAGGAAATGGCTACAGAAATGGACGAGGAAGCAAAAGTTAATGCAGAGAAAATGCTTGAATCTCCTCAAATTGATCCGGGTACCGGCGTAGAGGATATATCTGCTAACGAGACATTCGATAAATCTGCTTAATAGTTAAGCTATTAAAAGTTATAAATAAGCTTGATACAAGATATGAATACTAATCTCATCGATATGGTCGACGCGCTCCGCACCGAAAAGGTGTCAGATGCGCAGTCCGCATTTCAACGTGCAATGAGCGAGAAGATCAATGCCGCTCTCGATGAGCGCAAGGCAGCTGTTGCATCTCAGATCTACAACAAAGCAGTTCAGTCAAGTAACTAATAAGAATGAAACTCGTTACCGAATTCAATGACGCTGGCCTGCAGTATATTACTGAGGCAGCAGAAGGCGGAGTAAAGAAGGTACGCCTTGAGGGAGTTTTTATGCAGGCTGAAAAGCCTAACCGCAACAAGCGCCGCTATCCGCTGCCGGTGCTGAAGCCCGCGGTTGAAAAGTATATCAATGAGCAGGTTAAGACCGGTCGTGCAGTTGGTGAGCTAAATCACCCGGATGGCCCGACGGTTAACCTCGACAAAGTTTCGCACCGTATTACCGAACTTAAATGGGATGGTAATAACGTTGTCGGAAAGGCACTGATCCTGGACACACCGATGGGTAAAATCGTGAAAGGTCTAATCGAAGGTGGCGTTCAGCTAGGTGTCTCAACTCGTGGAATGGGATCGTTGCAAGAAGGGCGCGACGGAATTATGGAGGTTAAGAATGATTTCATTCTCTCCACCGTTGACATCGTTCAGGATCCATCGGCACCCGATGCTTTCGTAAACGGAATCATGGAAGGCGTCGAATGGGTCTGGGATAATGGAATGCTCAAACCGCAGCAAATTGAAAAGTATGAGACTGAAATTAAAAACGCATCTTCGAAGCGTCTCATCGAGGCGCAACTGAAGGTATGGAATGATTTCCTCTCAAAACTCTAACCGCTATAGAATTAGTAGTAACACACACTAGTATGTCTAAGAAAATCAAGAATCAGTTCGATCTGATCGAAGACATCACTGTTGAGGAACTACGCAAAGATGGACTCGTTGAAGAGGTTGAAGTTTCTGGCGAGGAACCATCTAAAAAGAAGAGCGAGGCAGGCGACGAGGCAACAGATGCCGTAAAGGCAAATGCTGAAACCAAAGCCGCCATCGACCAGTCAGCATCGAAAGACGCTGGCAAGGACGATCATGTTGGCGAAGGACCGGGAACGGTCGAAGAGCCAGGAGAACAGAAGAAGGCGCAAGCCGCAGTTGACGCTGCATCTAATGCAGCACCAACAGCTGAACCTCCAAAGACAAAGGCCGGACTCATCAATGCAGTATACCAACAGCTGGTCTCAATGAAGACCGAAGATGTTGCTAATGTCTATGGTACGCTGGTAAATCCAGCGCTGCCACCAAAAGCTGAGGAGCCTGCTCCAATGCAAACGGGAGACAATAGCACCGATAAGGACGAGCGTAAAGAAGAAGCCGAAGGTGACAAAGAGCCAGAAAAGCTCGAGGATCCAGCAGCTTCCAACGCCGAAGCACCTGAAGCAGAAGCCGATGGTGAATCAGAAGATGATGCCGAAGATAAGTCAGAAGACGAAAAGAAGGATGACGCCGAGGAAGACGAGAACGTGAAGGAAAGCCTGAATGTTCTTCTGAGCGCTGAAAAGTCGCTTACCGAGGAATTCCGCTCCAAGGCTTCTGAACTGTTCGAGGCAGCAGTAACTGCTAAGGTTAATACCGAGCTTGCTAACATCGAGGAGAACTACCAGAATCAGTTGAACGAGGAAGTCGCAACAGTGACTAAGACGCTCGCTGAGAAGGTTGATTCTTATCTGAACTACGTTGTTCAGACCTGGATGGAAGAAAACAAGGTTGCAATCGAATCAGGACTGCGCACCGAGATTGCTGAGAACTTCATTGGCGCGTTGAAGAACGTGTTCAAGGAGTCTTACATCGAGGTACCTGAAGGCAAGGAAAACCTAGTTGACACACTCAACAAGGAAGTTTCCAAGCTCGAGGAACAGCTTCTGAAAGCTACCGAGGCTAATATCAAGCTCAATGAATCCGTCAGCAAGCTACAGCGCGCGCAAGTGATTGCTGAAGCTTCGAAGGATCTTGCTTCGACAGAAGCCGTCAAGTTCAATTCGCTTGTTGAGAATGTTGAATTCGATACATCTGAAGCTTTTGCAAAGAAGATTCAGACTATCAAGGAAACATACTTCCGCAAGACTGTTACAAAACAAACCCCACAAACCGCAGTAGAGACACCGCTCAATGAGTCGACTGAAGATCTCAGCCCGCTCATGGCAGCAGCCTCCGCAGCAATTTCGCGCACAGTGAAGTCTGCATAAGACTTTAGCGCACAAACACACACGTTAGGAGTTAATTACTAAAATGTTCAATTCAGAAAACCTACAGAAGAAGTGGGCACCAATCCTTGAGCACAAGGATCTGCCTTCCATCAAGGATAACTACCGCAAGGCAGTTACCGCCGTCATCCTCGAGCAGCAAGAAAAGGCCCTCCGTGAGGAGCGCGCTCAATCAAGCTTCCAGGCCATCACCGAGACCGCAGCTAACGCTACGACCGGTGGCACAGGCAACCTGGCTAACTGGGATCCAATCCTCATCAGCCTCGTTCGTCGCTCGATGCCAAACCTGATCGCTTATGATATCGCTGGCGTTCAGCCAATGAGCGGCCCAACCGGTCTGATCTTCGCTATGAAGAGCAGATATGATTCACAGGGCGGCACAGAAGCTCTCTTCAACGAAGCTGATACCGATTTCTCCGGCACAGGCACGCACGGTGGTGACTCGTCATCATTCGACAGCACAACGGTTGGTCGCGCAATGGCCACCAACGTTGCTGAAGGTCTGGGTTCTGGTTCATCCGGTGCTGGATCATTCAATCAGATGGCATTCTCGATTGAGAAGGCAACTGTGACAGCAAAGTCACGCGCCCTCAAGGCAGAATACACAATGGAACTCGCTCAGGACCTCAAGGCCGTTCACGGTCTCGATGCTGAGTCCGAGCTCGCCAACATCCTGTCGGCTGAAATCCTCGCTGAAATCAACCGTGAGGTTATCCGCACAATCAATGTTAAGGCTATCCTCGGTGCTTCAAGCGCAAACATCACAACTCCTGGAACATTCTCTCTGAGAACCGATTCCGATGGACGTTGGAACGTTGAGCGTTTCAAGGGTCTGCTTGTTCAGATCGAGCGCGAAGCCAATGCAATCGCCAAGGCAACACGCCGTGGCAAGGGTAACTTCATCCTCTGCTCATCCGACGTTGCAACCGCACTCGCCGCTGCCGGCGTGCTGGATTATGCTCCTGCCCTGAGCACGAACCTCGAGGTTGACGACACTGGCAACACCTTCGCTGGTGTTCTCAATGGCCGCACCAAGGTTTACATCGATCCATATTCTTCAACCTATGACTACGTCACGGTTGGATATCGTGGAACAAACCCATACGATGCTGGACTCTTCTACGCTCCATATGTCCCACTGACAATGGTCCGCGCAGTTGGTCAATCCGACTTCCAGCCACGTATCGGATTCAAGACACGCTACGGCATGGTTGCTAACCCATTCGCTGAAGCCACTGTCTCCGCTGCACAGTCAGACGGCGGTCTCGGAACTAACCGTGCCAACCGTTACTTCCGTATCTTCAAGGTCACCGACCTTCTCGAATCAGGCGTTGCCTAATACCTGATTAGCTGATACTATAAAGGAAGGCCTCCGAAAGGGGGCCTTCTTTTTTGCCCATAAATAATGAT